ACAAATTTCCCCAATATATTTGAATTATTATTAAGTTTCAAGGCTTGTGGTATAGTCATTATTACAACTTTTTGTCCAAGTGAATCTACTTCAAACTTAGGATATTTAATTTTTGGTGTAACTTGAGAAAACATTGTTGTTGCAAATATCAATGTCATTAGTATTGTAAATAGTTTTTTCATTTCATTATTATTATTTTTTAGATTAATTAGTTTTAATTGTTAGGGTTTGTCCAGGTTGTAAACCTTTCTTTGTTAAAAATTTATTTTGTTCCATTATTTCAGAAATACTTACATTATATAACTTGGACAAAGAATATAATGTCTCATTTACTAAAACTTTATGTTTAATTTCTATATTATCTTTTATTTCAGGTAATTTACTTACTTTTTTAGTTTCTATTGAAGATGTATTTTTTATTAATTCTTCTAAAAGTTCATCATCAGTTAAAACTTTTGGATTATTTTTCATTTCTTCAATTTCTTTTCTAGTTTGTGACATACCACTTTGAAGTTTAGATAATTCAGATTTTGCTCTTTCTGCATTAATTTTTGCAACATTGGCATCAGTTTTTGCATTGATTACTTCCTGTGTCATTTTTTTATCTTGTTTATCTTTCTTATCAAATATCTCTTTCCAAGCTGCAATTTTTCCTTCTGCAACTTTATTAGCTTCTTCTAATTTTTTATAATCTTCTTCAAGTTGTTTAACTCTTTCTTTTGATGCATCAAAACCACCAAAATACCAAGTAAGACCAAAACCAATAGTTGATACTAATAAAAATAAAATTAGAATTTTTGTAAAATCAAGTTTCATATTTTTTATTATTTTTAGTTATATATTAAAAAATTATATATATATTTGTATAAAATAAAATAATAATATGAAATATAAGAAACTAATATGCTTTGACTTTGATGCAACCCTTTTCCACACTGCTTTGGAAGATGAAGGAAAAGTTATATGGAAAGAAAAAACAGGATATGATTATCCACATATAGGTTGGTGGTCAAAACCAGAAACCTTAGATACTACAATTTTTGATACCCCATTAAATAAACCTGTATATAATGAATACCTTAAAGCAGTTTCTGATTCAGAAAACTTTGTTATTCTAGCAACTGGTAGAATTGAAAGATTAAGACCACAAGTAGAAGCTATCTTAAACAAAAACAACTTATCATTTGATGGAGTTTTCTGTAAAAGAGGACCTGGTGATACATTGTATTTCAAAACAAAACTATTTGAAACATTTATTAGTGAATTAAAACCAGAGGAATTCATTATGTATGATGATAGACAAGAACATTTAATTGAGTTTAAAGAATGGGCTAAAACAATGCCTTGTGATGTAACTATAATTGATGTAGTAACTATGACAACAACAAAAATAAAAAATAAATAATATGCCAACAATTACTAAGAAACAATCAAAGACAATGGTAGATGCAGTTCTATCTAAACCTTATCGTTTAATGCTTCATAATGATGATTTTAATTCATTTGAATGGGTTATTGAATGTTTAGTTAAAGTATGTGAACATGAACCAGACCAAGCAATGCAATGTGCTCATATTGTTCATAACAATGGTAAGTGTGATGTTAAATATGGTGATTTAGAAACCATTTCAGAAATGACAAATAAACTAAAATCTGCAGGACTTTCAGCCACTATGGAAGTAAATGAATAAAAAAAGACATCTTATGATGTCTTTTTCATTTTATTTTATTATATTTACTAAAATTATTTATTTATGACAAAAAGAGAAATATATGAGGGTGCCATTAGCATTCAAAAGAAAAGTGGACAAGGTTTGTCTGGTATTGTAGGTAAAGCAAGTTATGAAGTACAAGTATTATTAGATGAACTTGTTGAAGAGGGTTCACTTAAATTAGTTGTTCAACACAATAGTTATTTACCAGATGATATTTGGTATTTTCCAACTACAGGATATTGTGTATTTGAGGACTTTTCAGATAAAAGAACATTAGGTTTTGTTAGAATGTTTTTGGGTAATACAGAAGAAATTTTTCTTAATTTTCCCTATACTGATTTTATTCAAAATCCTGATTTTATGAAGGCTTATTCTGATTGGTTAATTAAGAATAAAGAACAATTAGATATTATGATAAACCTTGATGAAGAATACAAAGGTGAAGATGTTTTATTTACTAATGAAGAAATAGAAGATATTAAATCAAGAGAGTGGTTTGAAGAAAATAAATCAGTTAAAGATTGTTTACAGGAGTCAAGAAATAGAGTAAATGAATTAGAAGAAATAATTAGTCTTAATGAGAGAATTTCTAACTTGTATAAACAAAAAGGAAACTCTGAGAAAGAGATTGAAGAATGTGAGAAAAGCATTGAAGATACAAAAAAACAAATTAAGTTTAGAAAACGATTACATAACTATTTAGATGGGTTGGATCAAAAGAAACCAATTCAAGAACAATTTATGTTAGAAATGGTATAAAAAAATCCCTCTTTATGAGGGATTTTTATTTAGTATTGGTTATTACTATTAAACCAATTTATACCACTATCTGGACTATAAGCTTTCTGTCTATTAATAACTTGTTTTCTTACTCTTAATAATTGACCATAATCTACACTTTCTACATAATCAAGATTTTTCAAACAATCATTTACATAATTTCTAAACTCTGCAGTTGATATTAAGTCTAAGTAATCTTGACACATCTCTCTAAAATCATTCTTTTGAAATGCAGAAGTTGCATTTACAATAGTCATAACTGTATCATCATGTCCAACATCTGCAGCATATCTTGTATTACCTGATGTTGTTGTATGTTTAACAAATGTTGTTATCTCTCTAATAGTATCTTCATTAGTAATTGTAAATCCTTTAGACATCATTAAATCTTGATAATCTTTAACTAATAAGTTTTTATTCTCACCAACTTTAAGACCAACTTTTTCATCTGTTGCATCTGCTCTATGTTTATATCTAAAGAAAACAGATGAACCATAGTTGTTATTACCTTCTAAAACATGTGGCATTTCTGCTAATAATGTATTACCATAGTTATTTAATTCTAATACAATCTTAACATTCTCAGAATTAAGATATTCAAATACCAACATATATAATAACTCTGCTAATTGTTTAACTGACACAAAGTTACTTCTAAATATACCTACTTGTTCAAGTCTAAAAAAATCTATTATTGACTTATAAGAAGGTTTCTGTATTTCAATAAGTTCTTTTGATTTCTCTGATACTTTAAATATATTTATAATTGAGTAATCTTGTCCTAAACCTTCTGCAATATCCACAGAAAGAATAAATTTATACTCATTTCTATTTATAGGACTAAATATTTCATCATCATCAATCCATTTTAAATCACTATAACTGAATTTTAATTTATTTTCAAATTCTACTATTTCTTCAAACTTATAATTCTTTTTACCTTTTAATAACTCATCAATAATTGCTTCATTCAATAATGATTTACTTGAGTTAATAAATCTTAAACCATATTCTTGATTAAATGCATCTTCACCACCAATATCTTTTATTGCTTCTTGTTTCCAAGTTGTCATTTCACCAATTGACATTAAAGGTACTTCAAATCCTTTACTATTTATGAAGTTAAGACTTTTAACATCTTCATCAGTACACATTTCATTGTTATAAACCTCAATAATATCTTTTTGAAAGTCAACATTCCAATACATTTTTGATTTTGTTACATCTTCTGGGAATACCTGTTTTACTTGTTCAAGTATTTGTTCTTTATTAACTCCATTTTCATATAATCTATGTGGATTAAGTCTTATATAAGTTACAAATCTACCAGGTACTTGATGCCAGTAAACCCTCATTGCTTTATAGTTATTTTTAAGTGGATCACCTTCTGGTCTTTCTGCATCAGTTAATAACTTATGGAATAGGTTCATACCATTTGGTGTTGATGTAATAATAATTTTTGAGTTTTGTACAGCGGCTGTTGTTGGATACGCTGCAGTATAGTAAGGTTCAATAATATTTGAAGGAATGTGTGCAAACTCATCTAAGTAAAGTACATCAATGGTAAAACCAATTGCTGGTGTCTTAGACCTTGCTGATGTTTTTATTCTACAACCATTTTCAAATGTTAATGATTTTTGATTCCAAGTTTTGATTCCTGGTTTTAAGAAGAATGGTAATAGTGAGTAGATAGATTTAATTTTATCTACAATCTCTACTGCAGTATCTCCTTTATTTGCAACAATCATTATATTCTTATCATTGCTAAATAAAATTGTATGCAACATGAATATGGATGCTGAGATTGTCTTACCAACCTGACGACTGGCCATTAAAATATTAAATCTACTATTAACAAAATTGTCTAATATTTCTTTTTGGTAATCTCTTAATTGTATATCTCCAATAGATCCATCTTCTCTTTTTACTCTACAATACTTTTCTGTAAAGTAGTGAATATCAAGAGCACACTTAACATACTCTTGTTGTTCTTCTGGTGACATCTTAAAAGATACACCAGCTCGTCTTAAGCCTACTTCTGACTTTAACCAAGGGTTTTGAAATCTCTTTATTACAATACCATCATTTATCTTTTCTGTTGCTTCATCTACAAACTTTGTAGTGAATATCATTTGCTTTTCTGCTACTTCTGCCATAACGGACATTTATTTTTTTATATATATTGTAAAAAACCATCTACTTATGTCAAAGACAGATAATGAAAGAAATAGACTACAAGATGAATTTGATCAAATACAATCTGAAAATAGTGAATTTGATATATCTAAACACTTAGCAACTGCTGAATTTTTACCTGATTTAGGTGAGATAGAAATATTTGATTATGATACAGAGATAACTGTATCACACCAACAATCATTGGATGTATTGGAATCATTAGTTGATTTATATCTAAGTGATGTACCACAATTAAAAGAACATCCATATATTAGAAATAAGATGAGAGAGGATGCATCTGTTTATGCAGAAGCAGTCTTTTTAGTTAAGATGACAAGAAAGAACTTTTTATCACAATTAAGACAAGTTGATAATAGTGATAACTCTGCAAGAATGCATGAAGTTATTAATCAAACAATTGGTCAAATTAGAGAGAATGCTAAGTTTGTATCTAATCAAAGAACTGAATTGGAAAAATTTTATAAGAACCTAAGAAAAGATATGGGTTATAATGAAATTGAGAATCCTGAAATTAAGAAAGCAGAAGATTTAAAAGAAGAACAAGCTGGAGAAGAAGGAGCTATTATGGATAATAGAAAACTTAATGAAATGATTAAAAATGCAATGACACAAAAAAAGGACTAATTATTAGTCCTTTTTTTATGTTGTTATTGTTACTGTTGATGCGGTTGTTCCTATTGTATTGACTCCTGTTATTGTTATTGAGTAGGTCATTCCAATTGTACCAACAAATTTATAATTATTATTTGCAATTACTTTATCTGTAATTCTTTCACCACCATAGTTATTTAAGAATACTTGATTTCTAGGTCCTTTAAATGGTCCATATAGAATTCCATTTTGGTCAGTTACTACTACTTTATAAGTATTTACACCTGATAAAATAGTCCAACTTGTGCTAATTTCAACATTTGAGAATGTATCAGTTGTTTTACTATATGTTACACCTAATGAACCTGTAGGTGCTGTAAAGTTGGCAACTCTTTCACTCCATTTTGCATTATATACCATTGACTCATTATCACTCCAAGTAACTGAATCTACTGTTCCTGCTGTTGTTATTTTTCTTATAGACCAAACTCTATCAGTGTCACCTGATGCTACATTAACTGCATATCCATAATATACTGATGCAGTACCTATAGTATCTTTTCTTAACCATGCACTATTAAAATCCATTTTATTATTTTATTTTTTATTATATATTATTTATTCTAAATACAAAACTCTCAAACTTCTTTATTACATTTTGATATTGTAGTTCAACTTTACTTGTAACAAACAAATTAACTTTATTAAAAGTAACTTGGTTTATTACTAATTCACATTGACTTTCTTTTAATACTTCTTTAACTCTATCTTTGACTAAATCTTCTGAGTTCTCAATTAGAAATTGTAAAACATTGTTAGCATTTTTTGCTAGTTCAATAACTCTTGCTTCATCATCATAGAAATTAATAATATCATATTTAGTTATTTCAGTGTGTGAGAATTTATCAACTTCTGTTTTCATACCAATTATATGTTGTAATAAAAGTTTTACTTTCTTATTGTTAATATCATCTTCATCTCTATTATAGAAAGTCTCTGATATGTAATAATAACTTTTAACAACAAGTCCAATTTCTTTTAGTTTATCTTCTAATTTAGAAATTATTAGCTCATAATTGTTTTTAGTATTTTTAGAACAGATGATATAAATATCACCACTTGTATTTTTAAGATGTCTTATATTTTCTAAGTGTATTGTAAAATCATTATTTTCAATAATGTCTTTGTTCATAAACTCTTGCATAGAAAAGGCCAACTTTGATATGTTTAAGTTTTTATTCTTACTTTTAATCTTTATTTGTTCAAATAAATCTTTACTTATCCAATAAGATTCATCTTGCATATCAAATTTAATATTATCTTTCTTATAAACACCTTTTTTAATCAAATTGAAATCTGATTTAGGTATTCTTAATATAGGTTTATTAGGTTTATCTCTATCAACAATCCATACTTTACTATTAGTAGTTATTAAAGTATTTATATCAAAAAAATTACAAATTTTCATAAATTAAATTATCTTTTTTTATATATCTATTTGTATAACTACATAATGGTTGTAAATTAGTATAGTGATTTAGTTTTAGTATTTCTTGTTGTGATGCTGCACTTGATATTGGTGTAATATGGTCTATATCCCAACCATAATTTAATTCACCATTGTATAAGCCATGATTATCCCAACTCATCCAAGTTTCAAACTTTGACTCCATGTATAACTTAAATTCCTCAAATGAACACCCTAATATATCAAATGTTTTGGATTCTTTTTTATATCCTAAACATTTTATTGAATTATAAATTGATGTTTTTATATTACAAGATAATTTATATGTAATATCATTTTTTCTTCTTTGTTTAACATAGTTTGAATTACGTATTCTTATATTATCTTTATTTTTTAACCAATAATTCATCTGATATTCTATCTTACTATCCTTGTTATCATAATAAAATTTTTTTGATTTATCTAAAATATCTTCTTTATTTTCTAAATACCAATCTTTTTTATATTTATCTATATTTTCTTTGTTATTTTTAACATATTCTCTATTTTTGTATTTTAGAGTTTCTTTATTTTTATTATAATAACTACTTGTGTATTCTTTTAAACAAGCTTTACAAGAATATGATAGACCATCTTTATTATTTTTAATAGTTTGAAATAAAATAATATCTTTTTCTAAATTACACTTATTACACATCTTTACCATAGACATATATATTAAAAAAATAAAACCTATCTTTTTGATAGGTTTTAAATATTATCTTACTAAATCTTTACTCAGTGCAAAGTCATATAGAACAGGTAGATTTAGATTTTCAATAAAGTATTCTCTAACATCACCTAATGTTTTGGATCTATTTACTGAGTTTAGTATTGCAAATCCAAATTCTTCTTGAAAATCTAAGTAACAGTCACACCAAGGTCTATTATAGTTCTCTAGAGACTTCCATTCTTTATATCCACCACTTAACCAGTATAAACTTTTTTCAGGTGTTATATCTTCTGTATTGATGTCTTTTATTTCTACTTCCCAAATTTGGTCATTGCTATCACATTCTCTAACTAAAAGTGAAACTGCTTCTGCTATATCTGTTGTCAACTCTTTCCCTATTTCAAAAAACCATTTATTTCCTTCTATGCTAATTTTTCTTGTTTTGTCTGTAAATATTGTTTTAGTTCCAATTTTTTCAAGTAAATCTTTTCTTTTCTTCATAGTTAATAAATTATTTTTTTATATCAAAAGAGAGTTTTGTGTTTATCTTATACCACTCTTCCAGATTCCATAAAACTGGCCATTTTCCCAGATACCATTTTCCCAAGTTCCATTAAATTCACCATCCTTAAATATTCCATAATGCCAGTTACCAAAGTTATAATTACCACCATGCCATATCACAGTATTCTTTTTAATTTCAATAATAGCAGATTCAACTTCTGAGTCTATTAACCAGTAGAGTTGTTCTTCTTTTAAAATTTTAAGGATTTGTGATTTTGTAGTGATAGTTTTATTATTGTATTTTAATTCTATAATTCCCATTTTCAATTCTTAATTTATATGACATATATATTTTATATTCTTTTTCACTAATTTTTCACTATTGTTGTTTTTCTTTAAAAAATGTGGATTTTAATTTTAAAAAAAGTTATTAACAAAAAAAACCAGACTAATAGTCTGGTTTTTTACATTTATTTCTCAAATTAATTTTTGTCTAAAAAATCTTTTTCTTCTTTAGTTATGGAATTTATACCATATTGACCTATTTTATCTAAAATTGTATCTACATCAAGAACAACTTTTAGTTTTCTTGGAGAGTTTATAACACTCTCTACTACATTTAATACATTTTCTTCCTTTTGTTTAACAATTACATCAACTGGTTTAATTTTTGTAATATCTGCAATGAAATTATCTGCAATAAGAATTTCATCATCACCTTTAACAGTATATGCAATAACTGCATTATCATTTTTTGTATCAAACCATATTTTACCAATACCTATTTTTTTATTCTCTGCTAATAGTGATGGATTTGCAATTTTTAAAGCTGTTCCAATCTCTACTAACTTTTCATAGTTATAAGCAGTTAGGTCTATACATTTAATATTATCAAAATTTGCCATAGTTATTTTTTATATTCTACAAATATACAACATATTATTTTAATTAAAGTTATTTTTATAAAAATATTATTTAATATATATGTCAAGAAAAAAACATTATTTATATGAAGTATATTAATAAAAGAGAGGATTTTTTAAAAAAATCTAAACATGATAAGATAGGAAAACTAATAAAAGAAGAAGCAGGTGGTCCATTTACCAATGATATACCTTGGGGTGACTCATTGGTAGGAAGACTTATAAATGCAATAGTTAGAAAATCAGGAATAGCAATTAATGTTACTAGAATTAAAAAATTAATTCCAAGATTAAAAGAACTTTTTGATGAGATATTAGAAGATTCTAAACTTAGTAAAGAATCACAAGTTAAAGTTTGGAAGTTAAAAGTGTTTGCATTACTTCAAAAACTTAAAAAAGCAGTTGATAATGAAGAAGAAATTAATGTTCTTGTTTATATTACTGATGACTTGATTACAATTGTTGATTCAGATTATATAGATGATGAAAATAGAAAAAAACTTTTAGATGAACTTAAAAAATTCAAAGAGTTTTTATTGTCATTAAAAGATGAGTCACCAGAAGAAGAAAAAGAAGAAGAACAGGAAGAAGAGGAAAAAGAAGAAGTTAAACCAGTAAGTACAAATACTCAAGAAATACCTTTTGATTTTTGTATTAAAAATTTAAAAGCAGTATATGCAATTTTAGTTGCTTATAGAAAATTAAAAGATGCTAATAAACAGGAACATATTACTAAAAAAGACTCTACTGGTCAAGAAGTGGAAGTAGGTAAAGAATATACTTATAATAATATAAAAGTTAAAGTAATAGATCTTAGAAACCCTAAAAAATATGGTGGTGATAAAGAATGGTTAACTGGTGATGATACACTTGGAACTGGTACTATGGCAGATGATAAGGTTTATGTTGTTGATATTAGTAAAGATAAACCTGGAAATACTGGGTATCCAGCTGTTGTGAATAAGTTAAAACCAATTACTGAATCTACTACACCAGTTGTAGCAGCCCCTGCAGTGACAACACCAGCTGTGGCACCTAAACAAAATTCTATTCTTAATGCAATAAAACCAGTTTATACATACTTTACATCGGATAAAGATATATTTTCTGGATTAGAGTCATTATTTAAAATGTCACCTGAGAATCAACAAAAATATGGATTTAAAGCTCCTATATTAAAAATATACAATACTGCTAGGTTAAATGAAGATTTAAAACAATTTTTAACAAGACCTGAAGCAATTGGTAAATCACTTATTACAATGTATAAATCTACTAAAGTAAAAGAGGATGGTTCATTTGAAGGTATTCAAGATGATATGAAATTGGCAATTGCTGATTTTAATAAAACAATGAAAAGTATATTATTATTCCAAAGTGGTGTTGCTGAAAAACCTAAAAAAGAAGGTGAAGTAGAGACTAAAACAGAAACTAAACCAGTAGAAACACAAACTAAAAAAGAAGATGATATTGACTTTGATAATAAGAATAGATCTGATTTTAGTGATTCAGTTAAACTTTTAAAATATAATTCATTTATGCGTATAAATGAAGCTGATGAAGCAACACCTGCTACTCAAACACAATCAGAGCCAGTACAAGGTACACAATCTCAAACACAAGGACAATCTCAAGTGCAAGGTACACAATCTCAATCATCAGATGCACAAACAAATGCACAAAAGATAAAAGATTATTTTGAGAAAAATGTAAATTATAATGTTTGGGCAGTTGAGTTATCAGAGGTTAAAAGAATAGATACTGAGATTGAACAAGAATCTAAAGATAATACAGAACTTATTATTAATGGTATTGATCCAATAATAGAGATATTAAAATTATTTAATAGAGCTTATAAGTTACACACTACTAATAATATACCTGGTGGTAGATCTGGTGGTGCTGTATCAAGAAGTGTTTATAATGAATATACACCATTTGGTGGTTCAGGTAGTGGTCAAAGTGGTATTTCAGATGGTCCATATAGAAATAATAAAATATTTAATGTGTGGGAAAATGCAGTATTGGATATAATGAAAGAAAGAAAATATCAACCTATTTTTAGTAAAGAAACTAAAATTAGAATAGGTAATGAGTTGGTTAAAGGAGCGGGTTCTACATTTAAAAAACTAATTACTAATTTACTTGATACTGAAAAACTTTATAATAGTGGTGCACAGAAAAAGTTCCTTGATGAATATTTTGGACCAAATGCTGTTCCAGAAGGAACAAGCTTAGGTCTTCCTGGTGATGAAAAAGCAAATGCTGACAATTCAGGAAATATAAAAACTATTGAATATAAATTTACTGCAAAGACAGAAAGTATTGATTTTTTAAGTAATACTAAAATACTTATTGGTAAGTTATTTGAAATAAAATCTAAAGATAAAACTATTTACATGTTAGTAGAAAGTACAGATGGTACATTCACATATGTTTCATATTGTCAATCTTTTAAGAAATTCAGTGATTATATAGGATTACAAAAAGGACCTAAAACTGAAATTAATCCAAAACCTACAAATATGGAAAATTTAGAATTAAGATATACTAAATTTAATAATCAAGTATTTAATCAATTTTTAAATCAAAATAGAAATATAGAATTAAAATCTGTATTTGGTAGTGAAAATAAAACAGAACAAACAAAAGTAGAAGTTATAACACTTAATCTATTAACTAATTCTGATGATAATTCATTATTTACTTTGAAAGATCATAAAGAAAAAGATAAAGATTTCTTTTCAAAAAAATATGGAGATGATAATACATTTGACATAACATCAAAAGTAGTAGTGTAATTATGAAATATCTTAAAAAATATAATTTGTTTTTAGAAGCTGGATTAGACATACAAGTTACTGATGAACCTGATGTTAAAGCATCAAAACAACAAATGGAATTAGTTACAAAGCAATTGGCTGATTTTAAGACAAAGAAACCACAAATTGATACTTTGTATAAAACAATTAAAGATCCTGTTCAAATTGAAGCTGGTTTGCTTAAAATACTTGGTACTGATGTTAAAAATAGAAATCCATTTTTAGTAGATTATGCTACTATTTCTAAAATGAATAAAGATATAGATAACATGCAACAAGAGAATGTTATGGATAAAGTTAGAATTGATGATTTTCAACAAGATTTAAAAATGACAACAGATCCAAACACAAAACAATCATTGGCTACTAAAATAGCAGATGTTAATAAAAGAATGAATGATAGAGTCACTAATATAAGTAAAATTCAAAATGATTTTAATCTTGCAGATAAGGCACATAAAGATAAAATGTTAAAAATGGAAAAAGATATAAAGGATAATATCACAAAAATATCTAATGTTAATCAAAAATAGAAAAAATATGATTTTTTTCTTTTAATATATACATTAAAATAAAAATTAAAATATACAATATGGCAATTCAAATTGGAAAATACAAAAGACCTGGTATCTTCATTGAAGAAATTGACAAGTCAATTTTTAGTGCAGCTGCAGCAGCAGAATCAATAACTAACCTTGTTATTGGTGTATCTAAAAAAGGACCAGTTAACACACCAATTAGATTAACTACTGTTACAGACTTGGAAGCAGTTTTTGGTCAATTAGATAGAAATTTAGAAAGAAAAGGATCTTTCTTTCACAGAACTATATCAAAAATGTTAGAAACTACACCAGTTTTTGCAATGAACTTACTGGTTACTGATGATACATTAGATAAAATTGAATATAAATCTTTATCTTCATCTGCAGTTTATAAAAATGATATTAAGAGAGAAGGACCTTATAGAAGATTCTTTGATACTACAGGATTCTGGAGTAGAGATACTGAGGCATTCATTAACTTAACAAAAGGTGATGTAGGATATGCAGATAGAGCATTAGCTTTAACTAACTTATCTGATAGACACATTTCTGTATTTGTTGTTAAAACATCTGTTTCAGGTTTTGATAGAACTTTACTTGAATGGTATGGTTCAGTTGAGAAGATGCCATCATATGTTAGTCAATTAGACTATGCATCTGATTATATGGTTGATGTTATTGTTGTTGGTGGTGATTGGTCTAACTACCGTGAACTAGCGGTTGATTCAAGATGGGCTCAATATTTTAATGCAAGTGGTTTAATAAAAGGACAACTAAGAAACTTTGCAAATGATAGAAATATCACTTTGTTAGCTTACTATGAAGGTTTGTCACTTATTCCATATTTTAGAGATTTGAATGGTAGAAATATATTTATAGAAACATCAATTAATAGAGATACTGATAAAACAGGTTTATTCTGTCAATTCAATGCTGATTTAGTTGAGAAAGATTACTATACTGGTTTAGTTGACCTTACAGGTAATACTTTAGCTGATATGAATGCTACTGAAATAGAATTCTTATCATATAAAGAAACAATTTCTGAAAGTGTTGAACTAACACAAGTTCCACTTGATTTACCAGGAAATGTTAGTGCTTTATTTGGTAATCAATTTGGATTAACTGGAGATTTAACATCTTCAATAGCAAATCCTTATACTCTAGCTGCAACTGGATCATATGATAGTTTATTTACTTCAAATGGTAATGGAACAGGTGCATCTGCAAGTTTTATAGTTGATTTAGGAGAAAAATTAAATATTACTGCTAATTTACTACCAGTTAATAGTTTTGTTGCAGGTGCAACTGCTGGAACATACACAAATGTTACACTTAGTACTACTGATAAAGCAACAATAGTTGTTGGTGTTGGTGGAACAATTTCATCTGTTACACTTACTCAAGTAGGTGCAGAAGTTTATTCTGTAGGTTATACATTTAGTGCTGTATTTGGTGGAACTGCTGGAACTTCATCAGTTGTGTTTATTACAGATGCTGATGATTTACAACACAAAGTAACAAGTGTAATTACTGATGAATCAGGTATAGGTTATCAAATTGGTGAGGAATTAACTGCAGTTGTTGATGGTGAAGATGTTATTATAGACTTAGTTAGTAATAATTTAACATCAGTTTCAAATTATTCTTATAATGGACAACCTATTCATCCTTTTAGTACAACTACTACTCCTGCAGTTTCTGGAGTTATTCAAAATGGTGATGTTAGAACTGGTTATTTTGGAGAAGGTACTGTATTTAATGTTAGAAGAAGTGGTACTCAAAATACATCAGCTACTTTTTCAAATACATATACTGTTGATGCAGATGCATTTGTTGTAGTAAATGGAACTAAAGTTGATGTTATTAATTCTAAAACATTTAATATATCAGTTGCAAGTTATCCAATTACTGGTACATCATCATATACATCTGTATTCTATTTAGACTCAACAGGTGTAATTAAATCTACTAATAGTTTGGTTAAGAATGCTAAACCTAGTGTTGCTGCAGATGCTGTAGTACTTGGTTATGTTGATTTAACTATAAATCAAGGTGCTTTTGTTTCTTATGAATTTACTGATATAACAGTAGATGATAGTGTAGTTGGTTCAGGATATAAAGATTTTGTATTTGGTCAAGAAATTGTAGATACTACAAAACCTGATAATAAAACAGCTCCTGATTTTTATGTTGAGCAAGTTACAACAGCAGAAGGATTTGAATCATCAATTAAAGTTACATTTATTGGTACTAACACACCTGCTTCAACAAGTAATTATGCACAATATAGAAAATATAAAATGTTCAACTGGTTAGTTAATGTAATTGATAGTGTAAACAAAGATAAAGTTTCATTATTAATTGATGCAAATTCAAGTTCTATGACTAAATATAGTTTGGCTGATGCAACAATAACAGATATTGAGTTTAGTGCAATAAGAAACAAATCATTTGTATTAAACTTAATGACTACATCAATTAGTGATATATTAAATGGTTGGTTAACTTTCTATACAGAAGATAATGAATTTATATTAGGTTCAAATGAAGTTGTAACAAAAAATGAAGTTGCTACAAATTTAGAAGGAGTTGCTGGTAAATATTCTAAATTCTATTTAGATTTCTATAATGGTATTATTAATACTGGAGATTTCTTCTATGATAACAGATTGTATCAAAATGCTTTAGATGGTACTCCTAATAGTTTAGCAGATACTGCAGGTACTACTACAGTTACTTTTATAGGTGGTGAAACAGCAACAAATGATGTTTATTCAGAATATGCAGGTTATAACTATATTATATTAGATACTCCAGAAGTTAACTTAACATCTACTGAACAAATTTTAGTTTACTCATCTGAGTTAAATAGTGGAGTATTTACAATAAATAACAATTCAGTTAATCCAACTGATGATGCTTCTGATTTAGCTTCTGCATTAGGATTTACAGGTTCTTATGCATATGAAGTAGCAGAGAATGTTGCTTATGAGACATTAACAGATGTAAATACAATATTTGCAATTAATAGTAAAAACTATCTTAAAATGTATATTGATGTAAATGGTGATTTACAAGCAGCATTTACTGATGAAACATTAAGTGCATCATCAACTGTTGATACCATTGTAAGTAATACATTCTATGTTCAATCTGAATTATCAAACTTAAAACAAACTATTGAAATTGAAACTCCTACTGGATATGTTCAAGTTCCTAATAAAGTATTAGTTAATGGTGCAAGATACAATGAATTAAAAGTTGGAGATTTCTTAGAAGCTGATACTGATGGAGTTGAAATGGCACCTGGTCAAACAATACCAAGAAAACTTACAAGAGTTTTAAGTAAAAGACAATATGCAGGAGATACTTCATTAACTGAAATATCTTGTGATGCTAAAATATTAAAGACAGAATTAGTTCAAGGTACTGGAGACTTCCAAACAACAAGATATGTAACTATTGATCAATATGCAACAACTTATAAAACTATTTCATTAAAAGGATTTAGAATTAGAGAAGCATCATTGCCTGATGGTACAGAAGCAAGACAAAATACTATTTTAAATTCTGTTGCTAAAGGAACTCCATTGTTCAAAGCTTTAACAAATAAAGAAGCATTTGACTTTAGATATTTAGTTGATGCATTTGGATTAGGATTAACAGAAAGATCTAAACAACAATTAGTTGATATTTGTGGTGAAAGATTAGATGCATTTGGTTTCATTAATATGCCATCAATCAGATCATTCAAAAACTCATCTTCACCAAGTTTTGTTAACTCAGAAGGTGTATTACAAGCAGAGTTTATTGCAAAAGGAGGAGATCCAGAAAGCAATCCAGCATTCTTGTATTCATTTGGTGAAGGAACTGGTGTTTCTGCAGTAGGTTACTTTACACCTTATGTAGTGGTAAATGATAATGGTAGACCATTAAACTTCCTCC